ATGTGTCACCTACCGCGTTCAGCTTGCAATCGATGCAATGGGATGATGTAAGTGTCGCAGAGACATGGAACACAATAAGTTCTACACTTGACTGGAATGAAGCCATTATCGTGGCATAAGGAGAAGCAATGCCAACTACTACTACAAACTTTGGCTGGACAGTACCTTCGGACACCGACCTGGTTAAAGATGGCGCAGCCGCAATTCGCACCGCTTTAGGTGGGCCTGACACATCATTCGTTGATCTCAAAGGTGGCACTACTGGCCAGGTGCTATCAAAGGCATCAAATACAGACATGGACTTTACATGGACTGAACAGGATGATACGACTCTTTCATTTAACGCACAGACTGGTACGACTTACACGCTAGTGGCATCAGACAGCGCAAAGCTAGTTACCACATCAAATGCTTCAGCTGTAACAGTTACGATCCCACCATCAGTATTTAGCACAGGCAACCAAATCAATGTGCAATCAATCGGCGTTGGCCTTACTTCATTTGCCGCCGGTGCTGGCGTAACTATTACATCGACTGGTGCTACAGCCGCTGCGCCTATCCTTCGCGCTCGCTATTCAGCCTGCACAATTATCTGCACAGCTAGCAACACCTTTACCGTGATCGGTGATCTTTCATAGTCATGGGCATCCTGGGCATTTATGCTTCATCTGTACTTAAGGTTACAAACAGTTATGAGTCAATTGCGACTGTAACCGTTGGCTCAGGTGGGTCTAGTTCTATCTCATTTAGCTCTATTCCATCAACCTTTAATCACCTTCAAGTCAGAATTATGAACTTACAAAGCAGCGCAACCAATTTCTATGGTCAGTTCAACTCTGATACCAGCAACAACTACGCCTTCCACGATCTATTTGGCGATGGTTCTAGTGCTTACTCACAGGCGACATCTACAACAAACAAGTTCAAGATTGGTTATGCAAATTCAACTACCGCTTCATTCTCAAGTGGAGCGGTAATGGATATTTTAGATTATACGAGTACCTCAAAAAATAAGACAGTTCGTGTGTTAGCAGGGTCAGATACTAACGGCTCTGGATATATGTTGTTCAGGTCGGCTCTATGGTACAAGACACCTGAAGCAATTAACACAATTACTATCTTTCCTGATGCCGGTAATTTCAACCAGTATTCATCATTCGCTCTATACGGGATTAAGGGGTAATCATGGCAGCCGGATCAACATACACCCCGATAGCGACTACAACACTAGGAAGCGCACAGGCAAGCGTTTCATTCTCAAGCCTTGGTTCATACACAGATATTGTTGCAGTTCTGACACCAATTCGTTCATCATCTGACACAAATACAATCTTTAGATTTAACGGCGATTCAGGCTCTAACTACTCAGCAACCGCGATGTATGGAGATGGTTCAAGTGCAGTAAGTTATCGATTAACTAGCTATGGTTTCTTGAACGCTGGATACACAACTACAAACCAGCAAACTCAGATAGTGCAGATTATGAACTACAGCAACAGTACAACTCATAAAACCGTGTTAGTTCGTCAATCAAACACAGGCAGCGCAGCACAGGCAATCGTAGGGCGCTGGGCTAATACCGCAGCCATCACTAGCGTTGTTTTTTCATTAGAGAACGGTACGAACTTTGCAACCGGCTCAACCTTCACCCTCTACGGAATCGCGGCTGCATAATGCCTAATACATTTGAACTAATTGCAGCGACTACCGTTGGCTCAGGCGGCGCTTCAACTATTGACTTCACTTCAATCCCAAGCACCTTTACAGACTTATGCCTGAAGGTAAGCCTTCGAGATAGTCGGTCAAATGCAGCTAATGGTTTAGTGATCCGCTTTAATGGCTCATCATCGTCATTTACCGCGCGAGTTCTAGAAGGGAGTGGAAGTTCTGCCTATTCCTTTACCGATACTCAGGGTCTAACTGGCGAAAATAACTCTGCTACTTCTACTTCTAGCACCTTTGCATCAACCGATATCTATATCCCTAATTACGCTGGAAGCACTAACAAATCATTTTCCTTTGACTCAACTACAGAGAACAATGCCACAACCGCTTATGCAGATTTAGGCGCTGGTCTATGGGCTGCAACCAACGCAATTACATCTATATCTCTTGCTTGCCTTAACTCAGCTTCATTCGTTCAATATTCAACCGCCTACCTATATGGAGTAAAAAATGCCTAACCCAACACGAATCGAAATCGACTGCTCTACAGGCATCGAGACAATCATCGAGTTAACCGATGCTGAAGTAGCTGAGATGGAACTAGAAGCCGGATTAGCTGCCCAGGCTGAACAGGATCGTCTAACAGCCGAAGCACTCAAGGCTGAAGCCGCTGCATCGGCAGTGACCAAGCTAGAAGCATTAGGCCTTACAGCTGACGAGATAGCAGCACTGCGCGGATGACATACCCAACTGGCACAGCTGCCCAGGCCATCGAGATAGCCAAAGCCGAAATCGGCTATGTAGAAGTACCGGACAATAAAACAAAATACGGTGCATTTACAAAGGCTGACGGCCTACCCTGGTGCGGTTCATTTTGTAACTGGGTACTGGCACAGGCTGGCGTAAAGGTTCACTCAGTGGTAAGCACGGCTGTAGGCGCACACAAGTTTAAAGAAATTGGCCGCTGGCATGAGACACCAGTACCAGGCGATTTGGCATTTATGGACTTCCCGCACGATGGGGTAGATCGTATTAGCCACATCGGAATAGTGGTCAGAGTTGATGGTAAAACTATTACCACCATCGAGGGCAATACTTCAGGCACAGGAGACCAACGCAACGGCGGCATGGTCATGGTCAAGCAACGCACTATAGGCAAAGAGGTGGTGGGCTTCGGTCGGCCAAAATATGTGCCATATAAGGGCGATATGCCGACTGTAGAAATCCAGTCTGAAGCTAAGAAAAATAAGAAAAAGGACAAAAAATGAATCAACTAAAATCTATGGCAGCATCATGGGCACGATCATTTATGGCAGCTGCAATTGCTGTGTACATGGCCGGTGTAACCGACCCTAAGGCAATCGCCACAGCTGGCCTTGCGGCAGTGCTTCCAGTCATTTTGCGTTGGCTAAATCCCAATGATGCAAGTTTTGGTGTCAAGGGGAAGTGACCCAAAAACTACTGTGGGTAGCCCTATCGTTATCGCTTTCAGTAGGGCTATCCGCATGTGGTCAGTACCAGGGATGGACTCGCTATGACTGCCAACTCTATGAAAACTGGCAAAAGGCTGAGTGCAATACACCGCAGTGTGAAGTTCAAGGAATCTGCACTAAGGACATACTTGGAACGGAAATCTATGACAAAATCCCATAGAAGGCTGAGTAATGAACAGCTGAAGGCTCGCTTGATCGTATTTATCGGCGTGTGCCTGGCACTGGTATTTGCATTTTCGGTGATGGGGATGCTCTACGCCCTGATATTTGTAACCCAGCCAATAGGTGCGCAAGCGCCCAACGATAAAGCCTTCATCGATATCCTTACCACCCTGACGGTATTCCTCACCGGCGCACTGGGTTCAGTCCTAGCTTCAAATGGCTTGAAGGATAAATCCGTTCAGGATCCAATCGACACGCCCAAAAACACGCAGGATTCTTGACGATGTCCGACCCATGCCTCACAGTTAAGGCAGGGAGCGAAGCACAGTAGCGCCCTGAACGGGAGCAAAGATATGTACGCATTTCAGGAAGTAGCTATGTGGATGCTGTTAGGTGTCCTTACCGGATTTGTAGGCGGTTATGGCATCGGCATCAAAGAGGGCAAGCGCGAAGGATTTATTCGCGGCAAGATAGCGGCTCGCAAGAATATGGAGCAACGCTAATGGGATTCTTGGACAATTACGAAACCGTCAATCAAAAGGTAAAGCGACTTCACGCCACATGGCCAAACAACAAAATCCACACATCGATCATTGACTGGAATCCTGAGAAGGGTTACATCCTCATCGAGTGCCGGATTTATCGTCATTACGAGGACAAAGAGCCAGCGGCTATCGATTACGCACATGGCATGGTGGGGGCATATAACGCCCAAATGAAGCGATGGTATGTAGAGGACACAGTCTCAAGTGCAATCGGCAGGGCTGCAAGCGTAGTGCTAGGTACTGACGAAAAGGCCTCAAAAGAAAACATGGAGCAGGTGGAACATATGCCTAAGGCCTTCATCGATGATGATCCTTGGGCTAAACCTATTTGGGATGAGTCAATCCCTACAGTTAAAACAGCCATCAAAGAAATCGAGTCACAGCTCGGTGGTGAACTAATTGCTGAAGCACCTATTTGCAAGCATGGCCACATGATCCTTAAAGAAGGCGATAAGAATGGCAAGCCTTGGCGTGGACATCTATGCCCTGAAAAAACTAAAGCTAATCAGTGCCCACCGATTTGGTATGTACTCACAGGCACAGGCCAGTGGAAGGAGCGCATCTAATGGGTCACTTAGAGATGTACCGACCTGGCGAATATGCCATTTGCGATAAGTGCGAAAAGCCAAAGCCACTAGCTGAAAGTTATTCGGTGATGGTAGATGGCCAAGCAGTTATTTGGCTATGTAAGGAGTGCAAATGAGTCACCTCTATAACCTGCAAGCAGGATCGTGGGGTTATACCAACTGCGATTTATGTGATGATGATGTACTTTGTAATGAGTATCTAAGGGATGATGGCTTAGTTCAATGGCTGTGTAAAAAATGTGAGGATAGGCTGCACTTATGATCCGAGTGGATTTAGATAACGCCACGCAGGTGGCAGTCACCCAGGCAGGCCTACGCCGTGCCATAGACTACATACCGCAGTGGGAAGGCGTGACGGTCAAGCGGAATTATCAGCATGATCGAGAGCGATTAAACTTCCCCGATTTTGTCGCGCAGCAAAGTCAAGCATTTGGTGCTGAAGTTGCAGTAGCCAAATACTTCAGGAAAGCCATAGACCTATCAGCTGATAACTTTAAACTAAAGGCTGATGTCGGTAATAACATCGAGGTAAAGTGGACTAAGTGGCAAAATGGCTCGCTGATACTTACAGAGCTTGACCGCAAAGAGGACATCGCCATCCTGGTAACAGGATCGATGCCAAAATACTATATCTGCGGCTGGATACCTGTAGCCGTAGCCCGTAGGCCTTCACACCAGCGCAGCGATGGGTCATGGTGGATAGGCCAACAGGATTTACACCCTATGGCTAACTTTTCAAGGAGCATCTATGCAAATCAAATATGAGTGCCGTGTCGAAAAGAAGCTGACCACGCAGACCATTTGCAAGGTAGCGGACACACTGCCGCCCTATGTAGAGGTTATCCAGTGCAATAGCTGCGGTGTGATGGGTGTGGCCATACTTGATAAGGAGACTGCATACAGTGGCGATATATGAGTTTAGATGTGGAGTCTGCGGCCAGGTTAAGCAAGTATCGGCTGGGATAAATGACATCTACCCAATACCGAATTGTGATAATTGCACGATCATCATGGATAGGGTGTATCAGGCAACACCCATACACTTTAAAGGCGATGGATGGGGGCACCAATGACACCAATCATCCGAATCACTTGGAGATGTCCATTGTGCGCTAAAGAAGAAGCTATTGAAGCTCAAGGTTTAGAAAATGCTCGGTCATTAATTGATACTTTGGTGCAAATGCATGAATGGCAAGCCTGTGGATAACCTGTGGACAACACGCCGTAAGGCCGCTCAAAATCCTGTGGATAACTCAACCTATTTGACACCGATGCTACCATCCAGCTCTGCAAGCGAGCGCCTGGGGGCGTGTAGCTCGCTAAGGAGCCTGGTGGTTGTGGGGGTTCTATGCCTATTACTAGGCGCTGATTTGTTAAAGATGCAACCCGCACAAGCTAGTGAAGCAGACTATTACAAGCTATATGCACACTCAAGGATTATTAATTACGATCAATATAGATGCTTCAGTCACATCATCTATAAAGAGAGCAGATGGAGTGTTAAAGCTAAGAATGGTAGTCACTTTGGCTTAGGCCAAATGAGAAGCAAGCACTATCGCAATCTCGATGGATACAGGCAGATAGATAAAACAATTAAGTACATCAATCATCGTTATGGTTCAATGTGTAAAGCATGGACATTTCATAAGAAG